AGTACTTGTTTTAACCTTTTTAGACTTTTTTGCAGCATCTGCTTTTGTAGGTCTTGGCTTCTTTTTCTTGTAGTTGGTTTTGAAACCTCTACCTAAATATTCTCCGAAAGCGTCTTCAATATCCTCTTCTAAGTTATTCGAGCCTTTCATCTTTGAGATATCTATCTCTCCGATGTACTTTTCAAATATTTCAGTATCTTCTTGAATAATCCCCGAGAAGATTTCTCCTACCCAAGCAGCTAAACGACCTTTGTATTGGTTTAGCTCTTCGTATTCTACTTCAATCTCAATTTGCCCGCTAATACCTTTTACAATATCAACATCTTTTTGCCACTGAGCTTTTAAGTTTGGACCTCTTTGTGCAATGTCTCTTAGATCATTAATTAAGTCAAACTTATCTGTACCATCTAGTTCTGTTATAGCATCAATTTGCTTGACAATGCTATACAGGGCCAGTAGCTGCTGTCTTTCAGTTTTTGTTAGAACGGTGCCTTGAGCGTCTCCGTCCAACACAAGAGCTATACTAGCTCGTAGTACTGAAATATTCTTGTGCCCGAACTGATCTCTTTCTTGTGCTATTTCAGGTACTAACTTGTTATAAAAGTTTTTTATCTGTCTAAAGTTTGCATTATCTTGTGTAATCTTTTGTGCGGATCGAAGCTGAATTCTGCCTTCGCCGCCAAACTCTGACATATCTATGGTCTTGCCAGATATAGCCACCTCCTCTTCTGACATTCCCTCTATTGCTTTGTTATAAGCGTCTACAAATTTATTATATCTATCTAAGTACTGGTCATCTAGTTCAAAAATTTGCTTTACTTCTTTTCTTCGATCAATTAGCTTTCTTAATCTACTCGCCTGAGTGTAGCGCCTCTGAAGTGCAAACTTTACAAACTCTTCAAGACTTCGTGGCTTTGATCGACTCATTAGAAGTTTTTATACATATCCAGGACTCTCTTTATATGGTCTGGGAATCCTTTGCTTTCTCCTGAAGGAGCGTTTTCCATTGTCGCTCCGGAAAGAGTTCGACGACCTTTGTGCTCATCTTTAAAGTAGTAATTAATTAAATCAATTACTGCAATCTGTAAGTCCGCAGGGGTTGAAGCATAGCCAGCAGTGTAAGTAACTTTAACTGAGCCTGCCCCCTTGGGCCAGTTTTTATAGGTAGACCCCGTAACGTACAGTACACTATCCGTCGTTTTGTCAAGATAATAGTCTGTAGTTGCCACGGTGGTGTAACTTTCCGATACGGAGTCTCTTTTCTCTACAGAAACAACACTATTTACAGGACTTTCCGTCAACTGTACAACATGTGTGTTCCAATCAATATTAAACTCTTCTACTTTATTAGTAGAGTAGTAATCTACTATAGAATTACCGCAGTAGTTTTTTACTAATTCACTCACGGACTCGATGATGCGAGTCAGCTTGTAGTCATCCCGGGGGTTGGCTATCTGCTCTGCATCTTTAAATTGTTGTAAAGTAATTAAATTAGCCATAAGTGTATTAGTAAAAAACTTGGGGAGGAAACCCTCCCCAGTTTATAGCGTTAGCTATTAAGCTACGTAGTCGAGCTTGATGCAGGGCTCTGCACCAGTTGCGCCTGCGAACAGCTCTTGGAAACCAAGTGCCTGAGACGCGACGATTACACGACGCTGATTCATAACTTCGTAGTCCTGCTCTACAGATACACCGCGGAGGCGAGGAATTACATAGTTACGAGTGTTAACGATGAACGCTGCAGGAGCACCAGCTGCCTTAGCAGGCATTTCCTCAGATACGATAACGGGAGTACCGAATACCGCACCAAGAGTACCGATGACGCGCGTAGCGAGGTCGTTACCAACTTCATCCAAAGTTTGGAACTTAGGATCTTCGAGGAGAGAGTAGTAACACTCTTGGCTGACAACGTATGCCATTTCAGAAGGATTGATGCCATACTTGCCCATCAGACCACGAGCTGCAAGCAGCTTGTCTGCAGAAAGTTCTGAGTTCGCAACACCACCTGCAATATCAGAGATATCGAGGGTAGCGCCAGCAGCGGCAAAGCCGTCAAGACCAGTTACTGAACCTGAACCGTTAAGAATTGCATTCTCAACAGCGCGACCGTGTGCGCGTGCAACACCTTCTACAAGCATAGGCATGAGGTTAACGAGAACTTGCTCATCAACATCGTTGTCCATGAAGGTGCTAGAAACCAGACGGTATGCATTCAGAGTAACTTCTTTTGCATTGTACTGGTTTGCAGTGACTTGAGGACGGTTCTCCAAGTTACCTGCAGGAGCAGAAGCAGCAAACGCGGCCATGCCAGTATCAGTTTGGAGAGGCAGTACAGTAGCACCGCTAGTTACAGGAATTTCACGGAACAAACGAGCTACTTTCAGCTCACGCATGATTTCCTTCTCAATAGCAGTAGAGACAGAAGTATCAATGCTACCTGCGTTTGCAGCATAGTTGATACCCAACTTCTCTTGGACGTCACGACCGAAGTCAGTGTCCCAACCCTTACGAGTCATAACACCCAACATATGAGCTGTTACCAACTCATCAGTGTGCTTCTCGAGGTCTGTTGAAGAAACGCGATCAGCGAATACACGCTTAGACTCACGCATCTTAGTGAGCTCTTCGCTCTTCTCTTCGAGTTCCGTCTTGTACTTAGCAAGAGTCTCTTCGAAATCAGCATTACGCTTATTCAGATCTTCTTGCAAGTCTGCAACCAGCTTCTCAGTGCCTGACTCGATGCCAGTACGAATAGCTGATGAAACTTCTTGTTCTTGCTGAGCTTTGGCTTCGACTTCTGCCTGGGCCTTCTCAGCTGCTTCTTGAGCAGCCTTCTCTTCAGCTGCTTTTTGCTCGGCTTGCTTCATTGCAATCTTAGCAGCAGTCTCTTCTGCTACCTTCTTTGCAAAAGCTTCCAAGTCGACTTCGGGAGTTTGTACCTCCGACATAATGATCTCCTTGTTCTCGGATTTTTCCGATACATCCGGTGTTTCACTAGCTACCGATGAATTTTCATCCTTAGCCAGAGACTGACCGGCTAGATCTACACGATTGGTGAAAGTTTTCTTGAATTCATTGTACTCTTCCATAGAGCCAAACGATTTCGACAGAGAGAAAGTAGCTGCTTGATTACAAGGCACAGAAACAACTGATACCTCAAACAACTCAGCATCCTTAATCTTTAGTCCGTCGGTTTCCGATATATGCTCAGCATCCTTGACTCGGAAACCAACAGAAAAAGCTCCAAGAATGCCTTCTTTAACAAGCTGCGCCACATGATCTGGCGCAGATTTTGAAATTTTAGCCTTTAATTCCAGGCCGCTTTCAGTAACTTTTAGTCCTGTAGCACGACCAATAGGCTTGTTATAGTCATGATTAAAAAGAATGATTGGATTCTTTTCAAAATTCCTAAGTCCACCTTTTGTCCAAGCCTCTGCCATAATGACATCATTTGCACGATCCTCATCATGAGTACTTGCCATACCGCAGATGTGAACACCCCCATCGTCTTCCTCGAGGGCTTTAAAAGTAGAAGTGAGATTAAAAATCTTTTCCATTAGTCTTCACTCTTCTCTGCCTTAGCAGCTTGGCTCAATGCAGCTAAAGGATCCTTCTTCTTTGAGGATGCTTTAGGCTTGGGAGCCGGGGGTGGGGGAGGAGGTGGAGTAGAGGCTTTTTGAATCTCTTCCCACGCCTCTGGAAGGTCATGCTCAATACACCCAAGCATACGCCCCCAACTAGAAAAATGATTTTGTATTTGGCCAAGGCTAATAGGTGCATTTGAATCTACTTTCCAATCATTTGCACTAAGCACCTTACCCTTTTCAATCATATGCATAGCTACGGCTTGTAGTACGTGTTTTCGTACGCGAAGTCTTGCCATTATTCTTCTCCTTCTTCTGTAGGTCTACCGCCCTCGCTTGGGTTTGCAGCGCTGCCTGCAATATTTGCAGGAACTCTTAACTCATCATACCCATCAAGAGGTTCGTAGTTTAGAGCTTCTCGTGCTTCATTCGGACTAATGATTCCGGTATTAACAAGTGCTTGATAATACGAAGCTTGATCGCGAAGCTCAGGTTGTAGGGCTGGAATATTGCTAGTCTCTTCCATTACCTCGAAGCCGAAGAATCTTTCCATTGCAAAATTTATTTTGCGAACAATAGGTAGTATAGATTCTAAGTAATACAACCGCATATTGGGTCGTAGATTAGCATTATTACCAGAGTCTAAAAGAATCGGAGGAATGCCCAATGCTTTTAGTATAATTTTTTCGTTCTCTTCAATAGCTTGTTGAAAGTCAAGCTCTTTGAAGTTTACGTTTGAAATTTCATCAATCTCAATGCCGCCATCTAAAATTAGAGGTCGTCTGCCTCCGGCGTCTGGTCTGTAACGAGCAGACCAAGATTGAATCATTCTTTCTTTAATTTTTTCTGATAGAGTGTTTGGTGACTTTAATACAAGCCCAGGAACAGCTCCATTCTTAAAGAAGTTATCTTGAAAGCTTCTCATACGCTGCATGAGTACCATTGTACGTAATGCAGGCTTCAAGCGAGAAACTCCACGATAGATAGAATAGAATGAGTTCTCTTTTACATGAATAATCTCACTCGGCTTGTAGTCTATCTTTTCGTTATAGCTAAACTTTTCAATGTAGGTGGTCTCACTTGCGTGAATTGTCATCTTACTTGCAGGAAGATGATACAAATGTACACCATCATAGTAAATAAAAATGTTTCCGTCAATAATATAATCAATTAAGATATTACGACGAAAGGAATTTATATCTTGAAAAAGGTTAGGCTCCTTATTCAAAAGAAGGTCTACGCGAGACCTTTTAATACCCTTTATAACGCTTTGAGTAGGTAGTTGATTACCAACTGAAACATTTATTTCAGCACAGTCATCAACTAGCATATTTACACCGCGATTTACAATCTCTAAGTCTTCGTAAGCCCTTTCAAAGTCAAACGTAGGCTCGCGGCTGCTTTCAGTCTTATGGTCATAGTAAGGTTGTGCAGGATTTAGCTTTTCACTATCCGCCTGAGGAGCCCTGCCGATTATTCTATCATACCATGCCATGTTTTTCTCTTTGAATTTCTACCCAGCGCATTTGTTTCTCTGCCGTGCCAAGTCCAGGATTTCTTCCGTAAATTTTGTGCAGTTCTAGATGATGCGCATGGCAGATAGTAACAGTATGTTCGTACAGCTCTGCCCAGTTGTCTTCTATGAATTCGTCCCGCCAAATCGTTATATACTCATCCGTATAGTGCGAAGGTCTTTCTTTTATCTTCTGCCTTAACCACTTTGATAGCAAGGGACTTAAAGAATAAAAATGATGAAAGTCTAGAGAACTCGTTGTTCCACAGATGAAGCATTCATCATCCTTTTTATATTTTGATTTTGCTCGATCCCTTATATACTTCACAGGGTCTCTCTTGAGCTTTTTCATTATTGCCATTTTAACCTCTGGGAGATGAATTGTCAAACATTATTTTTACAAGGTCTCATCAAAACGAAGTAATCGAAGTTTCGAATGAGTACAAAGCATACCTTAGTGCGTCTGCCATATGCGATGCTCGATTATGCTTTGGCTTTTCCCGGGCTAGATTAGGATTTGGATCCCACTGGTATTGATCTAAGCACGTTAAAGTTTCTGCGCATCGCTGATCGACAAATAATTTATCATTGTCTACAATTCCTGCTACGTGTGCGATGCCATCCAAAACTGATTTCTTTGCGTTTGTTGTAGGTATATCGTAGTTTTGTGCGAAGTCAAATCGAGTTTGCTGTGCTGCAGAATCTATGTAAATATAATCTATATCCCACTTTTCCATTCGTCTTTGGATTTCAACGGCATGTTGCTCCGTTGTTTTTTCTGCGTCAAGATACTCATCTAGAACATAATACTTTTCTTCGTCCCAATCATAAGCAATTACGCAAAAAGCAGTAGGATCACGATAACCGACGTCAAGGCCAGCAAATACATCCATACCAGTGGTATCCAATACCTCATTGTTGGCGATACACTCTTCGTGATTAAAGTTCCATATTTGTCCTTCATAGGTATTAAAATCCGCCTCATACTCTTGACGGAATTCTGCCTCGGACATACTTTTTCGAGCTTCCGCAATATCCATCTCAGACATACGCGGATTATCTTGATAACCTGCTCGAATGGAACACCATTCTGGGAACTCATCATTAAAACCTCTATCAAAAAACTCTGCAAACCAGTTATTTCTGCCTCGCGGAGTGGAGATAAAGATTGCTTTAGAGTTGTCCTTATCTAGGGTAGGACGCAGTGCTACATTAAAGGCATCCTTACCGTCTGCGAGAGCGGCCTCGTCAAATATAATTAGATCGTAACTTCTACCTACACAAGAGTCTACTTGGTTTACTGAACCCATGCGTACCGTGGAGCCGTTACTTAGTTCGATTACTTTGTCCTTGGCGTTATCTTTTGCTACCTCCAAGTCAAAGTGCTTAATTAGTTGTCTTTGTAAATCAAAAGAAATCTGAGACAGCGAGTAATTAGGAGACATTATAAGAATATTAGAACCGGGAACGAGAGAGACAAGTTGCCCGATTATGTTCGCGATATATGTTTTGCCCTGTCTTCGACTAACTGCAGCACATACAAATCTATACTTAGAGTTATTAATCGCATTGATGATTGCTACCTGGGACGGTAGCGGGGAGACACCTAGTAAATCAAGGTACTGAGTTACTGGTAATTTGAGGAAGCGTGTCTCAGATTGTAAATCTACTAAATCTTCTGATATAATATCAGCTCTACTTACTTGTACTGCCATGACTCATTTCTCTACTTTTGTAGCGTCCCTATAATATATAATTATCTCTTTTTGTTGCCGTATATATCGTCGCAACTCCTGTAGATTAAAAGCCATGTTTTCATAGTCTTGAGGAGTCATTGCAAAGATTACAAAGTTACCATCTTGCATCTTTCTAATTCTTGCAACTTGTTCTTCAAGATTCTTTTCAGTTACTACAAAAAACTCTACATCCTGTAAGTCGATCTGTTTAGGAAGTTGAGGCTGATAAATTTCTAATGTCTTATACTCGGTAACCGTTTTAATAATCGGCTCTGGAGTTGGCAAGGGTTCAGGCTGTAGCATTGAGCAGCCTCCCAGTGTAAGTAGTGCTACGCTACTGAGAATCCGCATTTTCTACCTCTCTGCTGTCTTGCTCTATAGCACGAAAAACTTCTTTCGTACCTTTATTAATTCTTGGCTCTATAAGCCCGGGCTTTGCTCTTGCAAGTCTTGTAAGATCGTGTCTTTTGAAGATAGACACATAATCATCCATTTCTGCTTGCATCGCATTTGCTTTTTCACTTAACTCAGAAACTGCCTGTAGCTGGGTCTCTAAGTTCTCTTCTGCGCGCTGTCGAGCTGCTTCTTCTCTTTCAAATGCCAGCTCTAACTTTGCAGCGTTTTCTTTTAAAATTACTGCATTACCTTCTAGCCTTGCAATAATTGCATCTTTTTGACTTACCACTGTAGTGTGGTACATATACCCAGCACCTGCAAGAACTAACATCAGTGGTAGGGCTTTTAGCATTCCTAACATTACTTTACCTGCTTCACTTGATAGTTAAATTTGTCCTGAGTACGAATTTCAAACTTTTCACCAGTTATCAACTTACCCTTAATATTTGTAGGTGTTAAAGTCTCAACGTAGCGAAAATGATACTCAGTCTTCTTTAAAGGATCTACCCAAATGGTGATCACTTGCTCGTCGATGAAAAGACTCAATATCCAATTCCAGAGTCTCACAATCATTCGAAAAGGCGAGTAAGCAATTATTGATAAAATTTTCCCAGTCTTTTTCAATCCTCTCTCTATCCCTGTACGAAGTGTAGAGAGCATCTTTGTAACTATTTGGCGCATTAGAATATTCGTCCCATTCGTCTCTGCTCATAAATTGTTTTCTAGGGTAGTCAACACCAACTTCGAAGCCCCAGTAAATCCACTCGGTAATCGGATCTTCAGTCTGAGTTATCTCAAAAGTTACAGCAACACACCCTTGTAAAAGCAGGAGTGGTATAATTATTATTTTTTGCCACTCCATGCTTGTGCTCCAAAAAATGCGGCTACGATACCAGCAACAGAAACAAAGTATACTGCTGCCATATCTCCAAGAATTGTGGCGGCTTGATGAAGATCAAAAATTTCTGTAGCCATCACTACTGCTGGATAAAGTAGCATACCTGCGAGTGCAAACCAAGTCATTTTACGTTGGGCATCTCGCATTGCATCTGCATCTTCGAGCTCTTTACGTTTGAACTCAAGATACATTGCACGCTCTTCAGCATCTACTTTTTTGTCCCCATTAATGTCTGCGGGGTGATACCCTGCATTTTCTAGTTCTTCTCCCATTACCACTTCACCTT